AAGCAAAATATTAAATTCATTTGGTTTAAATTTTATAAAAGAATATATTGGAGCAGATAATAGAGTTCATACTAATTTTAATCAAATAGTTGAAACAGGCAGAGTTAGTTCAAATAAACCAAATTTACAGCAAATTCCTAGTTCAGAATTATTTAGAAGTTGTTTTGAAGCGGAAGAAGGAAATAAAATCATCACTGCAGATTATAGTAATCAGGAAGGTCGTATAATGGCTGATCAAGCTAATGATAGTCAATATATAGATTTTTTCAATAATGGTGATGGAGATGCACATTCATTTGTCGCCACAAAGATGTTTAGTGCTGCATTTGGTAAAGAATTTATAGTAACAAAATATAATGAAAACAAAGAATATAGACAGAAAGGTAAGACTATAAACTTTGCAATAAGTTATGGTGGAAGTGCTTTTTCATTATCTAAAGATTTAAAAATATCATTAGATGAAGCACAAGAATTAATAGATAATTTTTATAAAGGATTTCCACAATTAAAGAAATATTTTAATTACAATTGGAATTTTGGTTTAAATAATGGTTATATTTTAATAAATAGTTATACAAAAAGAAGACGTTGGTTCCAAGAATATAATGATTATTTAAAATATAAAGAAGTATCTAAACAAAGAGATGTATCTCTAGATTATTTTAAAAGATATAAAAAATTAGAAGGTAGTATAGGAAGAAAATCTATGAATACTCCTATACAAGGTACAGCTGGAGATATGACAAAATATGCTTTAGTATTTATAAGAGAAAATTTATTAGAAGAAGGAATAAGACCAATAAAAGATGCTAAAGTTAAATTAGTAAGTGTAGTTCATGATGAATGTAGTATCGAAGCACCAAAAGATGAAACTAATTATTTTGGTTCTATACAAAAATCATGTATGAAAAAAGCTGTAGATTTGTTAGTATCTAAAGTTGAAATACCAGTAGATCAAGCTATATTAGATTATTGGGATCATTAAATTAAAAATTATGAAAATAGAAATTAGAAAATCAAATATTTTAAGAAAACCTATCAGATATTTAAGCTTTGCAAATACTTTAATAATAGACTTTCCAAATGTATTAAATTTACCAAAACTATTTAAATATGGTATTAAATATCCAATACTATATTGGTTTAATAGAAAATCTAGGTCAAATATATGTGAATGTGGTCATATGGCTTATGAACATCATGGTGGTGTTATAACAAATATAAACTATTCATACAGTCCTATACAAATAAATGGTACTATAAGACAAGAATGCGAACATAATGGGTTCAATGGTATTGAAATGCCTGATGAAGATGGATCTGTATGTAAATGTAGTAAATACATGGATAAAAATTGGATATTTAAATTAAATAATAACTATAAGTATAAAATAGATTGGAAAAATTTAAAATACTTAATACCTAAAAAAATTAAAAAGTTTAATCCTTATTTAGAAATAGCTTTCGTTCCTTTAGAATGGTCATTTACACCTAAATATAATAATAATAGTCATGTATATGATATTGATTGGCTATGCTTTAGCTTTAGGTATTATAATATAGAATAATGAAAACAATTAAAGATATAAAGCCAAAAGAAATAAAATCTAATGATTTTGAAGTAAAAATAGAATTTACAAATCATGAAAAATATGGTTTAGTTTATAAGAATTCTTATTTATATATAAAATGTAATCAAGATAATTTTAATATATTAGAAATAGATACTAAATTTGATAATACATATGAAATATCTTTAGATACTCTAGAATGGCTTTATTATAATAATAGGTTACTGAAAAAAGATAAACGTAAGATAAAGATGATAATAAATCAATTAAAATTAACCAAAAATGACAAACAATGAGAAAAATATTATCAGATTATTAATTGATATTATTAGAGATAATATCTCAAAAGATCAAAGAAAAAATTACAGTATGATTCAAAGATCTCTTAATATCCTTACACCATTAGAATTATCTAAAGAAGAATTAGCACAAGCAGATGAAATGTTTAGGAATAAATTATTGCTAAATATTTGGTACAAAAAGATGGAATCAAAAACATTTAAAGATCCTTACTCTGATTTAAATAGATTTGAAGAAGAAATTGATAGAAGAAAAAAGGAACAAGAGAAGAAAAGAGATCGTATAAATAATTTTGTAGAATCATATTTAAAAGAAAAATTTAAATACATGAGATGATACTATGGAAGTAGATATTAAAATTCTTAAAGACTATAATATTTCACCAAATCAATACATCTTATCATATCTACTTCATAAAAATGATTATATAGATTTTCATAACATAAAAAATTTAATTGGTGAAGAAAAATTAATAGAAGAATTAAGCAGTTTAGAGGATAAAGGTTTTATTGAAATAAAAAAAGACTCAGATCCATTAAATACTTCTAATATAAAAGTAAGGAATAAATTCCTATTTATAATAGAAGAAGGAGATTATTTTGATGAACTTTTAGAAAGTTATCCTACTAAAGTATTCAGGCCAGATGGTACAAAAGACTATCTTAGGTCTGATGTTAGAAGATGTAGAAAAAATTATAATAAAATAGCTTCATCTAGAAAAAAACATGAACGTATATTAAAAGCGTTAGAGTTTGAAAAGAAAATAAGAGAGATGGAGGGTTCTTGGAAATATATGAAAAAACTTCCTAAATGGCTTTCATCCGAAGAATGGAGAATATTTGAAGAGAGGATGAAAGATGAACAGGAAAAAAGCTCAGAAGGACAATTAGGTTATGGGCACAGCGTCAAATAGTTCCCTTACGTATAAACATATAGCACATCCGACTAAAGAAATATTATCTTATATAGATAATAGGAGAAAAGGGAATATAAGATCATTGAGTACTAGATGGGAAAAATTCAACGACTTATGTATGGGTGGGATTGAGCCAAATACTATTTATACTGTAGCGGGTATAAGTGGTAGCGGTAAATCAGCCTTTGCAAATAGTCTTGAAACTGATTTATTTGAATTAAATAATGACAAAGATTTTGTAGTACTTTCTTTCAACTTTGAAATGCTTGCCAGTAAACAAGTAGGGAGAAAACTCAGTCATAAAATAAGTAAAACAACACAAGAATTATATTCGGGGAAAACAGAACAACAATTGACTGATGAAGAATATAACCGAGTTGTGAAAGAAGCTGAAAATATAAAAGATTATCCAATATATTATGTGGATACTCCAGGAACTCCTGAACAAATAAAAAATACAATAATTTCTTTTTCAAATCAAGAACATATAAAAGATAAGTGGGTAGTAATAATGTTAGATCATACACTTTTAACTAGGGGAAAAAGTGGAGAGAAGGAAAGAGAAATACTCGCCGAATTACAGTATATGTTCATGGAAATGAAGAAATATAGATACAATACAATTATTCAATTATCTCAAATGAATAGAGAAATAGAAGCAAAAGAACGTATCTTAAATAATACAATGCATTTTCCAGTAAGAAGAGATATATTTGGAGGTGATAGTGTATTTCAAGCTAGTGACTACTTAATAGTATTACATAGACCTGAAATGCTTAATATCAGCTCATACGGGCCAGAAGGATGGCCTGTAAAAGATTTAATATATATGCACTTTTTAAAGATAAGAGAAGGAAGTCCCGGTATATTAGTATTCAAAAACAATTTAAAATATAACCGGATAGATAATTATAATATTAACTAAACATTTAAAATTTACTATTATGAATACCACTATGGTAATTGACATGACAAAAACTGTTAACAATCGCACAGCAAAATTCTACATGGATCGGGTAATGGAACACGTTAATGAACTGGGACTTACAACTGCTGGAGAAGATTTTCCACCTGTAAAATCTCCTGTCGATGAAGCTGGATTTGGTAACTTGCTAACAGTAGGCACTGCACCAAATCATGATGTAGAATGGATCCGCCGACCAGAATTTGCATGTGAAAAAGGATATAAGCCGGTTTATGATATTATTGAAGACTACAATGATATTGTTAAAAAACTTATTCAATATGCAGAAGAGAAAAATACTATTAATCTTAGGTATGGTGGTAAAGTAACCTTCCATGACGGGTTTATCAAAGTAGGTATTGAGATTGTTACTTACGATGAACTTTACAAGATTGCTCGTAAATTATAATATATAAGTTAAACTAGTAATTTAACTAATTGGGGTGCTGCCCACACGGAGCTCACACTTAAACCACTTAATCTGAATAGGGCCCAATTAGTTATTTTAATTAAAATAGGATAGGATAGATATGGCTAGAGAATCATACAATATAGCAATTGTAGGGCCTTCAGGCAGAGGTAAAACAATGTCTCTTAGAAATTTGGATCCAGATAGTACAGGGATAATAAATATTGAAGGTAAACCTTTACCTTTCAAAAATAATTTTAAATATTATGATACTCCAAAAAGTTGGAATGAAGCTTATGATAAATTAATTGAATATGCTAAAAATGATAAGCTAAATACTGTAGTATTAGAAGACTTTAATTCATATATAGATAGTTTGTTAGCATCAGCTAGACAAATTAAAAAAGGATTTGAAGTTTTCAATTATTATAATACAAAAATAGGAGAATTAATGTATGTATTAAAAAGATATCCAAAAGATATTTTTATGATAGCACATACAGAGAAGCTAGAAACAGATTTAGGAGTATCAGAAGAAAGAATTGCTGTAAAAGGCAAAGAATGGAAAGGAGACATCGAAAAAGATTTTACAATTGTAAATTATGCTGATGTAGAAATCAAAGATGATTCAGAACGTGACTATTTTTTCAGATTAAATTCAGATGGTATTATATCAGCAAAAACACCACCAATGTTGTTTGAAGGTAAAGACAAAATACCCAATGATTGCAAATTAATAATAGACGAATTAAACGATAAATTAAACTAATAGTCACGTTAAAAATATAATACACTATGGCATATACAATGAATAAAGACGTACCAGTAGAAGGTAATGGCAGTGCTTTTTTAGATGCTGGTATTCATGAAAATATAAAACTAACAGATGTTAGATACGACGAATCTAAAAATGGTAATAAATTTATAGCATTTTACTTCCAAGATGAAAATGGAAATCAAGTACCAAAAACTGAATGGGAACCAAAAGGA